AATTAGATATATAGACAAATGGTTTTGTTCTTTATATCTAACTATTAAATCAAGAAATAAACGCATGTTTAAAATTGATTGTGATTTTGATTCAAATTATTTGAAAGAATTATTTGAAATAAATAATGGATTATGTTATTGGTTTAAAATTCCAATGCAACCAACAATTAATTCTAGACATCCATTACAACCATCTATTGATAGATTAGATAATACCAGAGGATATACCAAAGATAATATAGTTATTTGTTGTTTATTTGCGAATACTGGAAGAAATAATACAGATGTAATAGAATGGCAAAATGTAGTAAAAATAATTAAAGAAAACATCAAAAATCAAGATTGTTTATTTAAACATATAAATTAAGTATATTTATATGTTTAATGTTTTTACGCCTCCTGCTCCGTTTTCGCAGTTTAAACCAGTAACTCCTCCTATTGCACAGTCTCAACAACAGCAAAGGCAACCAGAACAGCCATCTGAAGTGAGTTTGCCTAGGGTTATCCAATATGGAGCAGATTTGAGTGGATGTGGACTTTATCGGTTAGGTTGGGTAAGTCATTTATTGAATTATCAAGGACATTTTATGTGCTGCGATTCCACGGTAATGGTTTTGGACCCCCGGTTTTATGTCAACTGCCGTACAGTACGCCTCCAAAGACAAGCCACCCCAGCTCAATTAGAATTTGTTAAATTCTTAAAAGAAGTTCAAAAGCAACACAATTTTAGAATTATTTATGAAGTTGATGATGTAGTTTTTCGCGAAGATATTCCCGATTACAACAAATTTAAAACTGCTTTCGTTTCGGATGAGATTAGGAACACTGTTACAGATATTATTCAATTGTGTGATGAAGTTACGGTTACTTGCGACTTCATGAGAAAATTGTATCAAGAAAGAACAGGTAAAAAGGAAATTACTGTTATTCCTAATTTCCCTGCAAAATGGTGGATTGGAAATTATTTTGATCCAAATAGGATAAATGCTTTATATGACAAGAATAAAAAGAAACCTCGTTTGCTTTATGCAGGTAGTGGTGCTCACTTTGATGTTGAAAATCGAGTCGGCCAAAAAGATGATTTCGAACATGTTATCAAAGCTATCATAGATAGCAGACATAAGTATCAATGGGTATTTATTGGTGCATTCCCATTAGCATTGCGTCCATATATTGAACGTGGTGAGATCGAATTTCATCAATGGCAAAGATTGTATGATTATCCTGCAAAGATTCATGAACTTGGTGTTCAGATGATGGTTGCTCCGTTACAAGATAATTCATTTAATAGAGCAAAGAGTGATTTGAAATATATCGAAGCATGTGCATATGGATTGCCTGTAGCATGTCAGGATATGTGTACTTACGAACAAGCTGAGATTAAATTTAAGACAGGCGAAGAGATGATGTATAAGATCGAGGAAGAACTTCGCAGAACTGGTCATTATAAGAATAGTGTTTACAAGAGAAGAAGGGTCGCGGAAGATCGCTTTTTGGAATTACATAAAAATATTGGTTGTTATCAAGAATTATTTACATTACCATATAAAGATCCAAAACGTGTAAACTTAAAGCGATACAATCCTTGATTTCTGTAAAAGTATGTGCTACCATTTACAAATGGTAGGATACAGAAATGCAGTTTATAATTACAAAGACCAAGTAGTAGAAATACATACATGGGATAAAAAAGGGGAGCGCATTGTAACTTCGGTTCCATGCCTCCCTTATTTTTATTATGAAGATATCACGGGAGAAGCTACTAGTATTTTTAATACATGTCTTCGAAAAAAAGAATTTAATAATTATTTTGATAAAACAAAATATTTGAAAGAACGTGGAATAAAACAAGTTTTTGATAATTATAGTCCAGTTCAACAAACATTGATTGATACTTATTGGCAATACAATGATACCGAAGAATTTGCTAAATTTCCATTAAAGATATTCTTTCTTGACATCGAAGCAGTAGGAAAGGGAGCGTTTTCAACTCCAGAAGATGCCAGTGTAGAGATTAATGTAATTACTGTTTACGATTCTTTATCCAAACGATTTAAAGTTTGGGGTAATCAACAGTACGGAGCAAAAGAAAATGATGTTGATTATTATTTTTGCACAACAGAAGAAGAACTTTTAACTAGATTTATTAATTATATTCGGGAAAACTCTCCTGATATTCTAAGTGGCTGGAATTCAGATAGATACGATATACCTTATATTATTAATCGTATTGTAAAACTTCTTGGCGAGAAAGAAGCGGATTCCTTATCTCCATATGGAAGACGATATACTAAATCTTTTGCTGGGAAATTTGGAAAAAAGGAAATAGTTCATGGCTTGGATGGAATTTCTTGTGTTGATTACATGGATATATATAAAAAGTTTTGTCCTGTTAATCGAGAAAGTTACAAGTTGGATTATATTGGTCAAGTAGAATTAGATCAATCTAAATTAGATTACGGAGATCAGAGTTTATATGAGTTTATGATTAATGACTGGGAAACTTTTGTTGATTATAACATTCAAGACGTTCGTCTTTTAGTAAGATTGGAAGAACAATTGAAATATGTAGAATTACTGCGAATGTTAGCATATATGGGATGCACTACATTTGAATCTGCATTAGGTACAGTTAGTCTTGTTACTGGAGCTACCGCTGTAGAAGCTAGAAAGCGCAATCAAAGGCTCGCTACATGTTTAGTTGATGAAGACCAACGAGACTTTGAAGGAGGACATGTTTCTATTCCTTTAATGGGACACCAAAGTTCAATTATTAGTTTTGATGCAAATTCATTGTATCCAAATACAATGATTACGTTAAACGCTTCACCAGAAACAAAAGTTGGTAGAATTATAAATGTAGATAAAGATAAGATATCTATTCGTAATATAGACGGTATTGTTTTGGATATGACTAAATCCGAATTTAAAGATTTTGTCTTAAAAGAAAAAATAGTAATATCAAAAGCAAAAATTCTTTTTACCCAAAAGAAAAAAGGTATCATGGCTGATATGGTTGACACCTTTTATAAAAAACGTGTTAAAACCAGAGCAGAAATCAAAAAAATAAAGAAGAAGAAGGAATTAACAGAAGATGAAAAATTAAAAATAACACAATTAGATACTAAACAACAATCAATAAAATTGTATATAAACTCTGTTTATGGCGTATTTTCTAATAAGTATTGTCCTATTCAAGATATTGATATAGCTGAATCTATTACTTTGACTGGACAAGCTGTCGCGAAGGAAGCAAGAGAAATTTTTAAAAAATATGTCACTCAAGAGACTGGTGTAACAGATCCAATTGAATTAGAAAAAGGATTAGTATATGGAGATACTGACAGTATATATTTGTCGTTATTTCAATTAGTAAAAGATTTTACGATAGATGGAAAATTAACTGAAGAAACTTATAAAGTTTCCGAAAAATTAGAAAAATTCATTAATCAAGAGATAAAATTATGGGCTATTAAAACCCTTAATACATCTGATTGTAGATTTGAATTTAAACGTGAAACTTTATGTGATTATGGTATCTTTTTGGAAAAGAAAAGATATGTATTGCATGTTTTAGATAAAGAAGGATTCGCTCCAGAAGATCCTTGGAAATATACTGGGGTTGAAGTCGTGAGTACGAAAATGCCGAAAGCTGTTAAGCCATATGTAAAAGGTATAATAGAAACTTTAATTATGACTAAATCGGAATCTGAAACGAATAAAATATTTTCTGAAGCTTATGATAAATTTTTATCAATGTCTGTAGAAGATATTTCACAAGTTTCTGGAATTCGAAATTTAGAAAAATATGAAGCACAATGTGATGGATTCTCTACCTGCAAAGGAATGCCTTGGCATGTTAAAGCAGCTTATCATTATAATTTATTAATAGAAGAATTGGGAATATCAAACAAATATGAAAAGATTTCCAGTGGAGACAAGATGAAATTATTTTATGTTGATACACCAAATAAATATGGAATAAAAGTAATTGCTTTTAAAAATAGATATCCAACAGAATTTCATGAAATTTTCAAACCAAATATGTTTGAGATGTTTGAAAAGGATATGTACAAGTGTATTGAAAGATTTTATAAAGTAATGAATTGGGTAATAAGAAAACCCACAGAACAATTAATGTGTACATTAGACGAATTATTATGTTGATTTATAAAAATAGTATGTTACTATATTAACGTATATGAGAAACATTACATTCATCGATTCAATTGGAAGAACAATCTTAGCAGAAGAAATTAATAGGACTGACACTTCTGTGGTAGTCAAGAATCCAGCCATGATTAATGTGGCACAAGCTCAAAATGGTCAATTGCAAGTTCAATTGATTCCTTTATTCTTTGCGGAGTTTATCGACGCATCTACTAGATCAGATGGTACAACATGGACTTATAATTTGAATACAGTAACTCTAGGCGAAGTATCTATTGATGCTCGTCTACTAGAGCAGTATACTAGAGTATTTGGTGCAGCAGTTCTTGCACCACAAGAAGCAGGTGGAGAATCAGTCGTAAAGTTGTTTGACGAATAGTCCTTGTTGTTAGATTCTTGCTTCTAAAACCCTTCCTAAAGAAATTTAGGAAGGGTTTTTTCTTGATTTTTATTAAAAATATGTTACTATGATAGTTGATTATGGATAAAGATTTAATTAAAGCATTAGAAGTTTTGGATGAAAATAATCCTTATGCAACATTTTTAAACAATTCAAGTTTAAGTAGAGTTGATAAGTGGTTTAGCACAGGCAGTTATATGCTAGATGCATTGATTAGTGGTAAGTTTGTTGGTGGAGGAATTCCTAGTGGAAGGCTTACAATGTTATATGGAGAATCTCAAACCTACAAATCTTCTATTGTTCAGAAGATTTTAGCTAATGCCCAAAAGGCTGGATTAACTCCAGTAATTTTTGATACCGAAAATGCTATTGATGATGAAGGTGCTAGGAGATTAGGACTCGACACATCAAAAGTAAAATATATTCCAACATTTAATATCGAAAAATGCAGGAATGATATTTTTAAATTTTTGAATGTAGTAAAAGAAAAGGGCTTAGAGGGTAAGTTTATTATTGCCATTGACTCTCTTGGCAACTTACAAAGTGCTATGGAAACAACTCGTATGGAGAAGGATTCTACCAGCATGGACATGGGTAGCAGAGCAAGAGCTATTGGATCTTTATTGACTACCTGCACTCAGTTAGCGGGTCTTACTAAAACCCCTATCATCATAACAAATCATTTGTATGATAACCCCGGAGATATGCATCCAACTTTAGTAAAGAACATGCCCGGAGGGAAAAAATGTGTATACTTGCCTAGCGTTTCTGTACAATTGATGCGTAAACCAGTTAAGACTGATGCTGTTAAAGGGAATGCAGGAGAGCTTGCTGCTGGTCAAAGAAACTATGTTGGTATTATTATTCGAGCGTTGACAGCTAAGAATAGATTTATTAAACAATATCTAGAAGGAGAGATGTTTATCTCATTCTCTAATGGTGCGGATAAATATCATGGATTACTTGATCTAGCTGTGGAATTAGGAGTTATACAGCAAGCAGGAGCAACATATTCTATTGACGGAGAAAAATTAGGATATGCCAAATCTTTTGCAGAAGATTCGGAATTTTGGGAGAATAAGATAATTCCTTTGATGCAAAAGAAAGTTGATGTGAATTGGGCTTATTCTTCGGAACAAGATAAAGAAATCAAACAAATGGAAGCAGAAGTAAGCCAAGAAGGAGGTGAAGATAATGAGTAATATAAACGAAGTAACAAATGCAATATTTACAGAATTAAGTACGTCTACAAAGCCTGTAGCAGTTCATGCTGAAGGGAATGTATTAATAGTTAAAGTTGGTGATGCCGATACTAGAATTATGAATTGGCATGCTATGTCTGTTAGTTATATATTAGATATAGCTAAGAGTTTAGTTCTGAAAGAAAACTATAAAGGTAACGTACTGTTACATGGTTAATAAAAAGCCCCCAATTGGGGGCTTTTTCGTTTACTACATTCGATTTAGTACACTCTGTACTTTTCTTCGAATTTAAATTGATGTTGTTTATTTTTAATAAAATTTTCTTTTAAAAGTTTATTAACTGCGGTTGGAGATAATTTTACTGATTCCTTTTTAATTGTGTTTTTATCAGGAGAATTTACTCTTTTTATGTTGTTTTTAGCAATTTCTGGATTAAAAACCATTTTTTTCTTTTCGCATCCACATGTGTCTACTTCTTCTGCATCTTCTTGTCCGTATTCTTTTGACATATATGCGGCTTCTTCTTTAGAAAGACCTTTTTCATAAGAATCCCATTCGTCTTCTTCTTCTTCTGCATCTTCTTCTTCTTTTTCTTTGTCTCTACGTGCTTTTCGTTCACGCTCAAGTCGTTCACGCTCAAGTCTACGTTCGCGAGCACCTCTAGGTTCTTCCGAATCTTCTTGAAAAGAAACAGAAGGAATAGCTGTAGGAACATTAGGTTCTGTAGATGAGGCGGTAAAATTCATAGATACAGGCGAATTTTCTTCTGGTTCGCTATATGTAGGATCAACTGCATTAGTTGATTGATGAGTACTTACATAAGAAGATCTTAATTCAGGAGTAAACTTACCTCTAGTAACTGCATCAGAATTTGCAATACTCATTATATATTCGTCTGAAACCTTGCTAATGTCCATTTTATCCCCTTTTTCATGTCTAATTATACTGGAAATTTTATCCACAACATGATTCGGAGAATATCCTAAAGATAAACGGTCAAACATTTTACTGATTCTTTCTTTTAATTTATCATTATGTAATCTTCCTTCTTGAAGGACTTCATAATTGTTCCAACCCGGTCTTTTAAGTATACTCATGTTAATTATTTATTGATTTTTGCTATATTTTTAATAAAATAATACATGAATCCTAAAGTAGTTATTGTTTCTTGTACTAGAAAACTTCAAGAAGAAGCCAAAACTTTACCATTGTATAGATCTTGGATGGATGGATTGAATACACCTAATTATAAATTAGATATAACATGGGATAATACAGATGGGATGTCTGTTGTATACAATAGAAAAATCCAAGAGTATAAAGATTCTGAAGTAGAATTTTTGGTTTGTGTGCATGATGATGTATATATAGATGATTTGAAGTTGTATGAGAAATTAAAAACAGCAAAAGATAAATTGGGGTATGATATAGTAGGTTTAGCTGGCGGATTGAATCCTCGTTTGACAAATCCAGCATTGTGGCATATAATGACTGATAGGAATCAACAAAGGGGCGAAGTAGCTCATCCTGCTGGGAACAACAACCAAACAATGACCACTGCATTTGGCCCAACACCATCTAGGGTGGCGATAGCAGATGGATTATTTTTAGCATTACATATGCCTTCTATACTCAAAACAAATTGGAAATTTAATGAGAATTATACTTTTCATCATTATGATATATCAAGTTGTATTGATGCTAATAGAGTTAAATTAAGAATAGGGGTTTATCCAATTCATGTAATCCATAGCTCACCGGGACTTATGTCTATACATGATGAATCTTGGGTTAAGAGCAATGAAAAATTCTTGAAAGAATATAAGCAATAGACTTCCAAGAATCAAAAGATAAATCATACAAATGGAAAATGAATTAGAAAAGGATGAACTTAATCACAACTTTCTGTGTTTCTGTAGTTTTATTTGCATAATTAATGGGAAAAAATTAAATTTGCCTACCATATTTTTATTGGTTCTTAAAAACGAAACTTATAAAAGTTTACTTAAGTATATGTTGACAATCGATAATGATTATGACTTACTTAAGTTCTTCATAGATTACGATTATACTATATCAAAAAGCAAATATATTTCAAAATATTTAAACTCAAACCAAGGAACAAAAATAAAGAAAAATGTGTACGGATTTCGAAAAGACAATATACAACGAGTTTCTAAAAGAATCAAGAAAGTCAAAAAATCTCCCGTTCAAACCAAGAAAGAACTTCCAAAAAATAAACGAAAAAACGAAGTTGTGTCTACAAAAACTATCTAATTTTTTTCTAAATAATAAGTTTGTTAATGTGACAGAGTACTTCAAAGCTCCATACTTCGTGTATCCAAAGGGTGAAGCATTTGATCTAAGTTTTTTTACTTCTCAGAAGGCTAAAAGTGTTTACAGAATTTTCGAAGAATCTAAAGTACACAAATTTGAAAAAGACGTTGACAAATCTAAATAATATGGTAAGATTCAACCCTTACGAATATTAACTATATAATTATATTCTTAAAACTAAACTAAACTAAACTAAACTAAACTAATATGTATAACTCATCAATGTTCGCATCAATTAAAGACGCTTTAGCTAAAAGCGAAAAGTCAGGCGGAAATCCCCTTTATAAGGAGATTTTAAAATTCAAGGCAGGCAATACGTATGTTTTGCGTTTATTGCCCAATGTAAACGATCCAAGTAAAACATTCTTCCATTATTTCCAGCATGGTTGGAATAGTTTTGCAACAGGAGAATATGTTTCAGCATTAAGCTTACAAACAATCGGAAAGCCTGATCCGATTGGTATCGAAACTTATCGGATTAAGAAAAATGGTACAGAAGAGCAAAAGAATAAGGTGCAATCAGTAAAGTGGCAGGAGCAATGGTATGTGAACGTCTATGTAGTAGATGATCCAGTTACTCCTGCAAACAACGGAACGGTTAAGATTTTCCGTTTTGGTAAAAAGTTAAATAATATTATTGAATCAGCAATAAGCGGTGATGATTCGGATGAATTTGGTGCTAGAGTATTTGATTTATCAAAGGATGGAGTCAATTTTAAGTTGAAGGCAGAAAAACAAGGAGAATACACAACCTATGATAGCAGCAGGTTTACGTCTCCTGTTAGTTTAAATTTGTCGGAAGAAAGGATTGACCAAATTTATGGAGGTGTGCATGATTTAACTTCAGTTAATCCCATTAAATCTGAAGAAGAATTAATTGAAATGTGGAATAAACATTTTGTTGTAAAGGAAACATTTGAGTCAAAGCCACAACCTAAAACTCCTGTTTCTTCTTATGAAGAAGATGAAGATATTTCTTCTACGAAGGAATTATCAGATGAGATGGTGAATGAATTATTGAAAGGATACGATCAATAATTTAAATTAAATTGTGATGTTAAAAACAACCCATGAGACTTGAATCTCATGGGTTGTCTTGTAAGTAATGTTATGGTTGATCCATTATTACAAAATTACAATTTTAATGACAATATAGACCCAGTAGAAGTTCAAAAAACTTTGTTGGGTTTTTTGGGACAAACATATTCTGAAATATCAAAATATGATAGTCATTTGGTGTCTACAAATCAATTTTTATCTCCAAAAAAACAAGAATTTCAAAGAACTGCTGAACAAGTTCTTAGAGAAGTGCGGGGCGGTATACAACCACAACAACAGACCGTTCAATCCATCTCACAATATCATCCACAACAAACAGTAGTACCTTTTGTGGACACTAATACAGCACCATCAACTCCTCATTCATTAGATCCAAATCAAATGGAATTTAGTTTTGATAATAGTATAACAGCTAAATCAATTGATGCTAAGTTAGATGACATAGAAAAAAGAATAAAAAGGCTAGACATAACACTACAAAAAGTGTTATCATTTATAGAAAGCCATGAGACTCAAAATTCTAAACAAGAATAATTTCATACAAAAATTTTTAACACCAGTTTCTAAAATAAATGAATTATGTTCACTTACTTTAGAAACTGATTCTATTTATAATCTTAATAGAACATCAGATACAAATTTTAGTTTATATGCTAAAACTGAAGACGTAAAATATGACGGGGAGAAGCGAAATATTAGTTTTGCAGACATAAAAAGATTCATTAAAGTTTTAGATTGTATACCATTAGATACAAATATAGAACTGATTGTGAATGAGAACAATATCGAATATCAGTCTCATTCAACAAAATTTAAATTTCATTTAATTAATGATAACATTGTAAGAGGTCCATCATTTAATATTGATAAAATAAATTCTTTGCAATTTGATAGTGAATTCACTTTTAATTATAGTTCGTATATGAGCTTAATTAAAAGTAGTACATTTATTGTTGATAGCATTAAAATTTATCTTTATAATCAAGGACAAAATGTCATAGGAGAACTTAATGATAAAACAAAATCTAATATAGATGTTTATTCTACTTGTATATCAAGTACTTTTACTGGAGATGATATACAAAAACCAATTGGATTTGATTTTGATTTATTTAAGAATGTTTCATTCCCTAAAAATGGCGAAATATTAATTAGATTAAATACTAAAATAGGATTTATTGCTTTTGAGATAAAAGATGGTAACTATACACTAAAGTACACTACAACCGCAAAGGCAAATTAATATGAATTTAAATAAAAGACAACAAAATAAAATTAAAACACCCGGTTATTTTATTAAAAGACTTAGAGATAATAAATTTGGGGTTTTGCGGGTATTCCAGCAATATGGAATACATGATTGTAGAAGATGGACAGTATTACTTGATCCGGGGGGTGCTTCTATTTTTGTTACATGTTATAATAACAAAAATTTTAATGATGAAATTATGTTTGAATTTAATGATGGTAATAATTTCTTTCCCAAGAACTTTTCGATTAGCACAGAATCTATCGAGGTGATAATTCAATTATTAATTGATAAAGGTGTTCCTACATTAAACGAACAAAGTAAATTTTTTAAGGAAAAATAAATGGAAAATAAAGACGAAACTCCTAAACCAAAAAAGAAAAAGACTTCGCCAAAAAGTGATATTAAACCTATTGAAGTTAATAAACTTCAATATAATTCAATGGATGCAAGTTCTTTCTCTTCTGAGCAAATTAGAAAATTATTAAAAGAAGTAATGTTAGAAAATGCATATGAATCTAAAAGTAGATCTAACACAGAAGTGGATGCATTAATCCATACAATGGAAGAATTTCTTCGTTCGTTTATAATAATAGGATATAATATGAAAAATGAACCTTTGGTTATTACAAATGCTAAATCACAATTGGATGCAGATGCATTATATACTTCATTAGCACGATTATTTTTATCAATTAATCATAGTGGAGGTATATAATGACTCCAATTAAAGGAAATGTATATGCTGTAGGAACCGGCACATTTGTTGGTGAAATGTTCGTCTTTATCAAAGAAACTAATGATACATATGAATTTATTTCTATACCTAAAAATCAAAATAGATCTGTTCCAAAAGAAAAATTTGATATTGGAATTAAACACAAAATAATAGAATATGTAAAAGAAATTGACAAGAATGTAATAAACCTTTTAGAGAAACAATTTGTTTTTAATACAAATTTAGATAAATAGATTTATGAATATTGTAAGACCAATTCAAATCACCTCACCAATTAGTGGAAAACCTTCTCTTCCAAAGATTCAGGAACGTCAGTATGGTGATAAAATTTATGTAGAAGCATTCTGGTATGATCCAGCATCAGGAGCGTTAATTCGTAAAGGCATGGTTAAGATTCTTGATGCTTCTACAAAAGAAGATATCACATCTCAGTGTAAATAATTGTTGTATTTACTGATATATTCTGATATGATTTTTTGATGAATCTACCAGAAGATTATATAGTAGAAAAATTTTATCAGTACGTTGGAAAGCCAACAAAAAATCGTTACAATAACACATATCAGGGTTCATGCCCTATGTGTAGGGAAGGAAATAGTTGGTTAAAGAAGAAAAGATTTTATTTTATTCCAGAGAATAATAATGTATTTTGCCACAATTGTGGTTATAGTAAAACTCCTTTACAATGGATATCCGAAATTGCTAATGTTAGCATTTCGGATATTTTTTTGGAATCTAAACAATCATTTTCATTTTCATTTGAAAAAGAAGATGAAACTCCTAAATTTATCGTAGATACATTACCAAAAGATTGTATTAATCTTTATGATAAGTTTCAATTAGAATATTATAAAAATAATAAAATAGTTAATAAGGTTCTATATTTTCTAGAAAATAGAAGACTATTTAATGCAGTTAATAAACCAAAAGCATTATATTTATCTTTAGTTGATAAAGTACATAAAAATCGTCTTATTATACCATTTTGTGATATTGATGGTAAGATTGTTTATTATCAGAGCAGATCAGTATTAGAAACTGATGAGCTTTGTAAACCTCGTTATTTATCTAAAATTAATAGCGAGAAAACTATTTTTAATATTGATAAAGTAGATCCAAATTACGATACAATTTTTATTTTCGAAGGTCCGATCAACTCATGTTTTGTTAAAAATGGTGTAGCAATTGGAGGGATCCAAGAAAATTCATATCAATTGTTTACTGTAAAACAACAGGATCAGATTGATAAGTTTCCATTCCATAAGAAGATTTGGGTGTTAGACTCACAAATTAAGGATAGTGCAGCAGCAAAAAAGACTCAAAAGTTATTAGAACTTAATGAGTCTGTTTTTATTTGGCCTAAAGAAATTGGTTCTTTATGTAAAGATTTTAATGATATTACTATGTTATTAAAAAAGGATGGATTATCTCCTGATTTTATTAAGAAGTATACAAAATAAATTTTAAACTCCCCTAAATTTAGCGTCGTTTGCACTAGCTAAATAACCCTTTAACATCTCATTAAGAGAAGTTATTTCCATAGAAACGCGAGCAATTTTCTTTGTTTCTGCTACACGAATTTTATCAAATAACGTATCAGGAATACCATTTTTAAGCTTAGATTGAACGGATTCAGGACCAGTACCATTTAAGAAATCCGCCATTTCTTCTAATTTACTAATCCAGCTTTGTAAGGAAGCAACCATGTTTGATTGCATTTTGCTAGCAGCCTGAATATGGTCAGAAGCAGCATTAGCGTCTACATTAAATTCGGTTGGATCTGTACCTTTATCTAGGGTAGAAGCCATTGCATCTGCATCAGTTGCATTAGGATTTTGTGCTATATCTTCTGGTGCTTCGTGAAGAACATTTACGAAAGCTTTTTGAAATAAATTACTCATATGATTATTTACCTAACTTGATTAAATAATTATAGTGAAAAACAAAATTTTTAAAGAACATATAATGGCTAATGCCGAAAGGCAAACATCTGGAATTGGACCCGGTTCTAAGGATGATCCATTTATACAAGTTTCAATACCTATTAATAATCAAATAGATAATGGTAATCGTATTATTAATTATCCTCATGAGATTAATATGTATAAACAGCAGTTGTTTGATATTTTCGAAAAGTTAATCGTTTTGAGAAGACAATTAGATGCTACTAAAAGTAATCCTTCTGTAAAACCATCACAAAAAATTGGTCTTGATAAATCTATGAGAGCAATAGATAAAGTTAATCAGGAATTGATAGAGATACCAAAATATTTGTCATTATTTTCTGTTGATAATTAAAATATTTGTGTTATAATATGGCTAATGTTAAAGCCTATTCTTATACTCTGTACTATAAGCACAGTATCATCTTTAGTATTTTGTAATACTGTTTTAGATTTCTTAAAAGGATTTGTATTAGTTAGTTTAATTCAAATTATATTCTATAATGTTTATAAAACTATTATAGAATTTTTTGCTTTAAAACTTCGATTAGAAAAAATAAAAGAATTTTCTAAACAAGGAATGGAAGTTAAGTGTCCATGTTATTTAGAAAAAAAGATGTTTGTCCCTATTGATTTAAATGGAGTAAATGTCTTTTCGTGTAAAGAATGCGAAAAATCTATATCCGTAGATATTACTGCAAAAACCTTTATGCAAACCGATATGATTGATTTGGATAAGGCTGATGAAAACCTTATAAAGGCTTATAAATATATCCAAAATAATTCTTAATATGGAATTTCATTCACAAGAACTTAAAAACGCCGCAAGTTCACCACCAAGCTTTACATATATTGAAAGTCCGGTTTTTGATTTAGATAACTTAAGAAACTTATTAAGATCTTTTGTTTTAAACAAAGATGTAAATCTTGTAAATATATTCGATATCGCAACTCTTAATAGAAGAGTTGCATCTTCTGGATTAGAAAATTTAGAAATATTATTGGATATTCTTAGGACAAATCATTTAGGAAAATTTAAAGAGGATAAAGAAAGACAAGCAATAATAAATTTAATGTTTGATAATATAATTTGTTCTTTAAAAACTTTAAAAATAATTAATGTCGATTATTCATCTAATGAAATTAATACAATTCTTTTAGGATTTTTAATCAAAAATTTTATATAAATTATGTCGAAACAAATTTTAATTAAAACTAAATCAAATAAAAAACATGAAATGTCTGTAGATGCATACACCAGATGGCTCTGTCTAGCAGAAGCATTACAGCTAATTAATCAACAAGCAGAAAAATCTAAAATAGATTTAGAAAAAAATGATTCATGGATTAAGCCAATTGCTTTACAAAAGTATATTAAGCAACGATTTCCTGCCATGAATCATGATTTTAAAGTAGAAGAAAGGTTATAATTACTTTTTATGTATCAATTGGTATGTCATTTTGAGAATTAGGTGCACATCCAACAACTCTAATCCAATTAGCAGAACCTCCTGCGGTAGAAGCGTTTGTGACTCTAACAGATAAAGTCCAATTTCCAAAAGTTCTAAAGGTTCCACTAATTAATCCGCTACTACTTAGTGTAAAGCCCGGAGGCCAATTAGCATCATTAGTTTTAGTAAAAGTTAAAATTGGATCTCTGGCATTAGTAACTAATTGCTGTGAATAACTTCTACCACTCGTGCGTGTAAGAGAGATATTACTATTTGTTATTCTAGTAACAGCAGTTGGAGGAGGTGGAGGAACAAATAAAAATACAGTAACATTTACAGATGTAGATCCAGCAATATTAGTTGCTGTAATTGTTATAGCGGCATTTTGCTCTACTGTAGAATTTTGACCAGTTCCAGTAATTACACCACCATTTGAAATGCTTGCTCCTATTAAAAATGTTGGGATATTACTGATACTCCAAGTAACTGGACCATTAGTAGCAGTGGCAGCACTCGATCTAATTAAAGTTTCGACATTCCCACCAAAATTACTAGCGGTTATAACAGGTGATGCTACCACAGTAATACTAAAAGTTCTGGGAGTGCCTGCTCCAGTATCATTAGATGCATTTATAGTTACAGTAAATGTTTGATTTGTAGTTAAATTTGGTAGTGTACCTGTTATTAATCCTGAGGATGTATTAATTGTTACACCTGTTGGTAATCCCGTAGCTGAATATGAGGTAGGACTATTTGTAGCTACAATTTGATGACTAAAGGAAGTATTAACAGCCTGTGTAAAATTTTGTGGTTGTGTAATGACAGGTGCGGGGACTCGTATAGTCATAACCAAAGTTTCGACATCATTTCCTCCTGCATTTATAGCACTAATAGTCACATTAGTAACTCCTGTATTAGTAGGAGTTCCATTAATTACACCAGTAGTAGTATTAATTGTTAATCCTGCTGGTAAATTACTTGCTCCATAAGAACCTCCATATCCTGCTAACATATTAGTGGCAACTATATTATATGTTAATGCTGTTCTAGTAAAACCATTTAATGTAAGTGTGCTAGTTATAACTGGAGGAGGAGGAAGTATTTTAATAATTAAACTTTTAGTTCCTGCACCAGTTTTATTTGTAGCACTAATAGTTACATTAGTTCCTGCAAGATTAACGGTAGTTGGTGTTCCTGTTATAGCTCCAGTTGTGGTATTAACTGCTAATCCAGCAGGAAGAGGTGTCGCGCCAAATGTGGTGGGATCATTTGTAGCAGTTATAAGATAATTAAAATTAGGGACATTTAATGTCCAAGATATATTTCCATCACTAGTAATTATTGGGGGGAAAGGACGGAAGCTTCTTATTGCTGCTAATGCATTACCTATTGGCATAGTATTATATATTAGAAATTTTGTCCACCATTAAATGCATATATAGTTGTACCAACTCTAGTAAAACAAAATATATCAGTTTTATTAGCTGTAGTAGTAATTACAGGAGTAGCTGCACCTGCCCATTTAACTGTATAACCAGCAAATGTAAAATTAGTAGTAAATGGACCACCAGTAGCAGCTTGTGTAATAATTATTGTTATACTAAATGAATCAGCGGGTACATTAGATAGTGTAAATCCTGTTATATTTCCAGCTAATGTAATTGGAAATGTGTTACCCAAACTTAAATTAAGAGTTACATTTCCAGTAGCAGTAGAAGTTCCAGTTTTTTCCGAAAATCCTTTTAATGCCAAACTACCAGTCATTGTATCCCCAGCTTTAGCTACATAAGTAGCACCAGCATTTGTAGTAGTTATAAAATTTCCTAAATTATTATTAATTGTAGTAATTTGATCGTCTACATATTTTTTATTAGCAGCTTGTGTATTAATTGTTGGTGCTGCTATCGGTAAATTTAATGCGCCAGTCATTGTATCACCGGCTTTAGCTACATATGTAGTACCTAAAGTAGTAGTAGTTACAAAATTAGAAGTTCTTGTAGTAATTTGATCGTCTACATATTTTTTATTGGATAAATGTTTATCATCCGTTGGAGGGTTTGTATTAGGTGCTGTAATAAAACCAGCAGTCATTATGGCACCAGATCCACCAGATAATGCCACGTAATTTTTTAATAAATTAGATCCATTAGTAATTAAAGTTTTAACCGAAGTAATTTCACTATCCACATAAAATTTAGTAGTAGCATGTTTAGATATAGTAGGTTCGGCAGATAATGTTAAATTACCTCCAGTCATCACATCACCAGATTTACTTATAAAATTATTAGGACTAATTGCAGGAATTGTATTTATTGCTGATAATAAAGTTCTTTTATTTACCGCATCTTGATCTAAAACAGGATCTTTTACATTTTGTATAAAATTATTATATAAATTTATATTGTTATTAAAATGAGCAATTTCTGTAGCACATAATGTAGGTATATACAGAGTTCCAGTCATTCTTTCGCCAGAATTATAAGTTAATCCCTTTTTATCTAATTTAGTTGCTAAATTAGAATTTAATGTATTAATATTAGCTTGTAACGCATCAATCAATGTTTTAATATTAGAAGAAATATCAGAACTTAATTGTTTAGTAAAAGATGCGTATGATATTTTTTGTGTACTAAAATCTCCTGTAGTTGTATTTGCCACATCAAATACAGTATAATCGGTAGCTTTAATTGCTGTACCTTCAGTTAATTTATTAATAAATAAATCCATATAGTTATTTATGCATCAAGTATCCATCAACAATAGGATCGGGAATTCCTATAGCTATTTTTCCAGAAGAAGGTGATTGTAATATATAGTATGTTTCTGGAGCTGAAAAAGTAAATGGAGGAACGGTTACTTTTGTTTTGGGAGCAGTTAAACTGCCTTGTATATGTATATTTTTAAAAGTTATTGTTGCTTTTGGATCACCAGAAGACAAAGGAGCGCACACGCCAAATCCAATTTTATAAAAATCTGAATCTTTTACGTTTAATCCAGTTTCAATGGATGAAATGGTTTTGTATGTATCCGTAATAGGTTCTTTAATTGCAATATTTAAATTTTGTCCTAGATTAGTTAAATTTAATCTTATTGTAAGAAAATCTCTATTAATTAATGTATTAGAATTAATATTAATACCAGTTAATATATTGGTAATAGTACCCAAATTAGTAAAAGATGTACCATTTTTTATGACAAGTTTTGTATCATTTGTAATCATCACACCTAATGCAGCCCCTGTTACACCAGAATCTACTTGATAAGGAGCATATTTTAATCCAGTGTATTTACCACCACCTTCTAATGTTGGATTATTGAATAAAAAAGTGGAAATTCCGCCAGTAGCTTGAGAGTCTGCGCTACTAAGTTTAAATTGAAACGACCAAGTAATATCAAAACTTGGGCTATAAGAACTATTAATAAAAAAATTGGTCGATGTATCTGCCATTTTAATTATTTATAAGAGATAAATACTTTGATGGCAGGTAATGCACGATTCCACGATAAACTTCATAGAAAAAATCACCACACCAATCCAACTGTTGGATATGCTGATAGTGCTAGTGATCCAATTGCTTCGCCATCTGAACCATTTCAGGGAGATTTTATTATAAATGGAAAATTAAGTGCTAGTTCTGGAGCGCAAATATTATCCGCAAACATAACAGGAGATGTGCATTGTAATGATATGCATGTAAATGGTATAACTTATACTAATTACATATCTGGTGATAGTACCGAAACAATTATTAGTGACGGTTCATTAATTGGAAATGGTGATAATACATTAACATTAGATTATCAGAACGGTATATATGGAAAATCTCCTTTCTTTTCTATTAGTAATACATTATGTTCGTTAGGAACTATTACTTCTCCTAGTGCTACATTTAATACATTAACTGTTAAAACTAGTACAAATTTAAATGGTCCATTAAGTACGTTGGGAAATACTAATTTGAATGGAACTTTAACAGTTACGGGTTCATCCACTATAAATGGGAATTTAAGTGTAGGAAATAACGTTAATATAAGAGGAAATTTATTAGTAACTGGAAATTTATCAGCATTAGGTGATACTACACAAATTGATACAATCATAGTATCAACTAGTGCATTATCAGTTATAAATTATGGGAATTCCGAAGCATTGTTAGTAAATCAAATAGCAAATTATCCTACTGCAATTTTCCAAAAAAATGGAACAAACACATTAGTAATTTCGGGTACAGCAGTAAGCGTATATGGATCAATATCTGCAACAGGAAATATTAACGGAAATAATATTAATCCTGTATTAACAGAAGTTACAGCAAATAGTGCAAAATGGCTGAGTGGATTTAGTAATATAAATTTTTTAACAAGTTCTATATCAGCAAATATAATTTACATTAATAATACATTAAGTACAAAACCTGCAATTGGAGTTATGCAATTAAGTGCATCTTCATCATATCCAAACATAGCTACATTCGGATATGATGATGGTAATAATAATGATCCAGAAGCATTTATAATACATAAAGATGGTATATTTGTAACATCTGATATAATAGCAAATGGAGATATTGGTACTCCTTATGGAATAGTATATGGATCCAACATAACTATTTTAGAATCGGCTTCTAGTAAATGGAATTCTGTATATAGTAGCGTTACTTCTACTTCTAGTAATTGGGACAAAACTTATAATTTTTTAACTTTTGGTGGAGAAGTTAGTGGATCCTTTATTACATCAGGTGATCAAACATTATCTGGTAATTTAGGTATAGGCATATCTGCATTATCAGCTAAATTACATGTATATGATAATTCTGCGTATCCAGCAGTGAAAATAACTCAAGCGGGTGCAACTGGAGTTGCTCTTTATATTGAAGATAAATCTCCAGATAATACTCCCACTGTAATTGATTATAAAGGGCACATGGGTATTGGTACAACTACGCCAAATAAAGAATTAACTGTAGTTGGAGATATTAGTGCTACTGGGACTATATATACTTCTAATTCGAGTTATTCATTATCTTCAAATGGATATACTAAATTACCAAATGGTTTGTTAATGCAATGGGGAACTTCTACTTGTTCTAGTGCTGGAGAAACTACAATAGTATTTCCTATTCCTTTTACAACTTCAATTTATAATGTTGTGACCAATCCCGTTAATCAACTTGGTAGTGTAGCTAATTATTCAACGGTGGGAAGTTTTGGGTTAACTTCGTTTGATACTAGTGTATACGACATATCTGCAAATAGAATAGATCAAGATGTATTTTGGAATGCAATAGGAATTTAATATTATATGTATATTAAGGGAAAATATATCAAACCTTCCACTATAATAGCTTATGGGGCCCCATTTACTATTATCCAGCCAGTAGGTGGAACAATAAGAGAAGGTACTGATTATACTTTTTCTGTGGGAGTAATAGGAAGTCCTCCATTTACATATAGATGGTATAAAAATAATTTGCCAATTGTATCTGGTACTGATAAAGATTTGCAAATATTTAATGCATCAGTAAATGATGATGCAAATTATTATTGTGTAATATCAAATAATGGATTTTTTTTACAAAGTAATACAGTAAGATTAAATGTTCTTGCTCCTCCTGTTATTGTAACACAACCTATATCAATAAATACAAATCCTAATATTACTATATTTTTTAATACATCAGCGACTGGATCAAATCCAATTACGTATGATTGGTATAAACAAAATACATTAATATCATCTTCTACCAATACTTCATTATATATTTTTAATACACAAATAGCAGATTTAGGAAATTATTATTGTGTAATATCAAATCAAGTTGGATCGGTTACTAGTAATACTGTTCAATTATCATTAAACACACCATTGGATGTAGTTACACTTCCAAATAATATTACGCTTAATCCGGGCCAAACTTTAAATACTTCATTAAGTTGTACTGGCACCACTCCAATTACAGCACAATGGAGAAAAGATGGAGTTAATTGTAAACCTGTTGCCATTTATAATAGTCAATCAATACCACTGTTAATAGCTAATATACAAAATATTAACAGTGGTACATATGATTGTGTATTAACTAATATTGTTGGGACTATTAATTCTGGTAGTTTTAATGTTTTTGTAAGTTAATCATTTAAATCATAAGTTCCGTATATAGAAGTATCATTTACTCCCATATCAATAACATGAGTAATACTTTCTTGATCTGCTGATCCAATGTATGATTTAGGAGGAGAAGATAATTCACCCATAATACTACTGGATAACTTTCCATAGAAAGTATCATCATTAACTTGTTGATTAGCAGTTTCAATCGGAAGACCGGGCTCCCAACTATATTCTAGCCTTTTTGCTTTGATTTGCCATCCATAATGACCACCTAGTGCATTCATGTTATCACCAACATCTTGATCTCTGCGTTGTGTAATCTGAAAATAATTTCCTCCTCTACCATTTTTACGATCATTACCATATTCAGTCATACGGAATACATCACCAGATTTTGGTTCGATATCTTGACTTAATTCAGCATAGATGGTTTCTCCTGCCATCGCTTTTTCAAAATTAGCATAAGCCATATAACCTGTAACATCATCTTCGGAATTAAATCCAAATTTACTTAATGACAATGCAGATTCATTTAAATTAATAATCATTTTAACCTGAATTGGACCATGATAAACACTAGTAGGTTGTTCTCCATATAATGTATCAGCACCAGATAAAGTCATGGTATTTACATAATAATCAATCTTTTGTCCCATGCTATGTACCATTTCTTCCGCAACATTAGCAATAGTTTCTCTATCAGGAGTCAAACGACTTTTATCGTATAACTCATAACAATTAGATCCATTTCCTGCACCAGAATAATAGCATGTCATATTAATTTTCCTTTTTGGTTACTACGAAATTACCATTTGGTAAAGATTTTAAAATAACATTACTTCTTCCCATATGTTTACCGTTTTTTAATTCATTTGGACGTAGTTTTTTGTTTCCGATTAGTTCTTTAGCTTTACTAGGAGTAATTAATCCAGTTTCTACTTTATCATATTTTTTAAAATTAGGATCAGTAGGTTTATGTCGATTTGCCATTATACCGGGTTTAGATAATTTACCTGTTTTTTTATTAATAGAATTACCTTTCCATAAAGCAGAATCTCTTCTATGAAGCGGATTTTCCAATTTTTCTTGTAAGAAGAATTCTTTAAACGAAAGCATATTATTATTTAGCAAAAAAAAGAGGACTCTTTGGAGTCCTCTTTTTTTTAATGTTTAATATTTATATTAGGGATGAAAAACTGATTTTCCGGGTCCGCTTGGATTGGCTGCGCGTGCACCAGAAACTTTCATATTTCCCTTTTGTTGCATCTTGCTTCCATTATCATTATGGGGCGTATAATGTGGTGTTCCTTGTGTCTGTGAAGTTTTTTCTGCTTTACCAGCACCAGAAACAGTACCCGCTACGCCACCAACCTTACGATTGCCGGGTTTAGTCATTTGTTCACCTTTATTTGTGAATGGCTTGTACTGAGCTTGAGGAGATTCCTTTAAAGAACCTTCGTCTTCATCGTCTTCATCGTCATCTTCTGCATCTTCTTCATCCATTCCACCATCCATTCCACCACCCATTCCACCTTCTTCATCACCGCCAAAATCTTCTCCTTCTCCTTCTCCTTCTCCTTCTCCTTCTCCTTCTTCTTCACCCATTCCACCACCTAGAGCAGCACTTAAAAGATCCATTAGTTTTTCAGCAGTGGTTTTATCCATAGTAAGAGTTACTTCTTCATCGTCCATACCTTCATCACCTCCACCAAAATCTTCTTCACCACCCATATCTCCAGCGGAATCACCACTGTCAATACCTAATGCTGCTTCGTCATTTTCCATTACTTCTTCAAATAGTTTTTCAAATAGAGATTTATTGCTCATATTTCTATTTATACTATTTTATTAATTTTTTCTAAATTTTTAAAAAAAATTTAAATTTTTTTATAAGTACTCTTATGGCTAGAGTAACTAAAAAAGAAATTTACATGAATAACCCTGCTTTACCAACAGCAGGGGCAGGATTTGAATGGACACCAGA